GCCTGAGCTGGTCCACCGTCACGTCCTGGTAGTCGAAGCCGAGGTTTTCCTCGGTGCCTCGCAGGGTCGTGTTGCCGGTGACGCCGGCTGCGGTCAGCTTCTTGACCGTATGGATCCTGATCGTGTTGCCCGGCTGCGCTGTCAGTTCGGTCTTCCGGATGATAGGCATCCCGGAGCCCTCGGCCCCGGTGAACTTATCCCAGAAGGTCGCCTTCAGCGCCTCCTTCAGGATCATCGCACCGTACAGTACCGGTACGTGTGCGGGAATGTCGCTTGAAGCGAGCGGTGCCATATTTCTTCACCTCCTCCCGAGGCTACTTGATGACCTTTATCTCTCCGCTCGCGAGCTTCTCGTGAAGTTTCGGGTCCTCCTCAAGCAGCTGCGCAAGTCTCTTCGGGTCGGCGAGGTCGGCTTCGGTGATGGTCACCTGGCCGTCCCCTTCCTTCCCGCGGTTGCCCATAGATCCGGCAGCCCCAACCCCCGGCGTCTTGGGGTGCGCCTTCACGTAGTCCTCGATGACCGAGGCGATTTCTTCTTTCGAGGTCACGTGGGGCGCGATCCACTTCGTGTCGGGTACGTAGTCGGGGTGCTTCTCGGCGAGGTACGTGTGCAGTTCCAGCTGGAGCGATGCTTTCCCGAGTTCGGCCTGTGCCGCCTCGAGCTCGCCCTTGCTCTTCTCGTAGAGCTCCTTGAACTGATTGTTCTCGGCGAGGGCCTTGTTCTCTGCCTCTGTCTGGGCTGCCTTGAGGGCGTCATGCTCGGCCTTCAAGGACTTGTAGTCCGCATCTCTCTTGTCAGCGATTGACTGGAAATGCTTTGCCTGTGCTTCCCAATCGGTGTCAGAAGCAGCTTGAGAAGCGGGGGTGCCCCCCTGCTCCATGCCTGTCTCCTGACCCTTATCGGTCTGCTCTTCGGCCATGTCTGTACCTCCTGGTACGAAGAAGGCCCTCCGGGATCTCCGAAGGGCCGGGTGTATGTGAACCGCTTGTGGCGGTTGTTTTTACTTCACGATGTGCCAGATGATCGCGGCAGCTGCGGCCAGGATGATGAAGGCGGTCGTCATGCCGCCATCTCCATACCGTACTTGCCGTACCAGTCCGCGATCTTCCCCGAACCGCTGTTCATGAAGTCCTCGACCCACCCCATGAACACGTCCATCTCGACCACTACCTGCATCGCCGTGCACAAGCAGTTATGTGTTATAATATTATTGCTACTGTACCAGCCCTCAACTGTCTGGAGGTTGTATACATGTCCGTCAAATGGAACCCGCCTGATGGAGCGGATCTCCCGCAGGAATACCTCGCCGGCACTCCCACCCCGCAGCTGGCTCGCAAGTATGGCGTCAGCCCTGGAACCATCCTCCGTGTCCTGCGCGACGCTGGGGTAGCGACTCGTGGACCATGGCAAGCGCCCCCCGACCTCATCCCCCGCTATGTCGGAGGCGAGTCCGAAAATAGCCTCGCGGTTGCTTACGGCGTCTCTCGCCAGGTCATCAAGAGAATACTCATTGATGCGGGAATCCCGCGCAGGGGCATAGCCGAATCTCAAGCCCTCAATCATGCTAAGCGCACGCCCGAGCAATACCGCGAGTGGACCAGGGCCGCTCATGAGGCCAGCCGTGGCAAGCCAAAATCCTTCGAGACCAAATGCAAGCTGGCACAAACCAACGAGGCGCGTCAGCTTCACATTAGCCCCATGGAACAACTCGTTCGCAAACTGCTGGCTGAGCGCGGTGTCGTTACCATTCCGCAGAAGGCCATTGGTCCTTACAACGCAGATCTCGGAGCCTTCCCCGTCGCCGTGGAATGCTTCAGCGGGGACTTCCACCGAACGGGTCAACACGCCGCGCGATTCGCCGAACGCTCGATATACATCCTCGACCAGGGCTGGAACCTGGCCATTCTCTGGATTGAGAACGGTAGGCGCAACCACGCCGGGGTGCCTCTCACGGACAGGGCGATAGACCACCTGGTCGCCTTCATTGAGCAATCCCGCCGCGACCCATCCTTCACGCGTCAGTATCGGGTGATTTGGGGTGACGGTAAGATTTTCTCCGTCTCCAATGCTCAACTCGACGACTTCGCCACGATACCTTCTCGCGGTAGCGCCAGTCACCCTGGGGCCTGATACGACCGTCCCTTCAACCACACACTGCGGGTGCGGGGTGATCGGGAAGTTCCCCTTGGAGAACACACCCTCCCCCAGGCCTTCGTCGTGCACCGCGTAGTTCTCGCAGTCGCAGCCGATGTCGGGGTGGAAGTTACTCAGTACCCACATCTCGCCCGTACATGCCGGGTTCTGCGAGGCCGTCAGGTGCGAGGCCTCCTTGTACGCGTTCGTGACCTCGGTGCGCAGGATCCGTGCCGCGTCGTAGGAGACGGGCCGCTGTCGGAACGTGTACTTGCTGATCTCGCCCGTCTTCGGGTCCTTGATGCTGCGCGTGATGGTCTTCGATACCCGCTTTGGCCGCGTGACCTTCTTGCCCTTGACCGTGGCGGTCTCCCACCTCGTCGGCTGCAAGAATCGATCGAGCTGCTGGGCCAGGCGCGGGTCGTCGTAATGAAAGCCCCTGGCCACCGCCTCGGTGACCAGCCGGGCCACGCCCTGCCGGCTGTTCTGCCCGAGCCTCCAAATGCTGTCAGCGAGGTGCAGCCCGTTCTCGTGGGTCCGCAGGTACACCATCTTCACCGCGCGATCGGGGACCTTGATCAACATGCGCTTCGGGTCGATCCCAAGTCTCGCGGGGTCGATCGCGTCCCAGTAGTCAGCCATCGCTCGAGCAAAGCCCCGGGTCTGGATGTCCGCGGACTCCAGCATCGCCTTGTCGATGACGCCCTTGAAGCCCTCGGTGGCCTGGTCGGCGGACTTCATGAGGCTGTTGAGTACCATGCGCAGTTGGTACTGCTTGAACCCCGAGGCCGCCTTGAGCTCGGCCTTTACCTCCTCGGCCAGGTCGAGGTAGAGCCTGCCGACCTGCAGGTCGTACTTGTGTAGCGAGGTCATGGCCTGCGCCCTGGAGCGCAGCATGTACTCGGCGAACTTCTCGCTGGAGCTCATTCGCCTTCCTCTGCAGCCTCGCTTTCGATCGCCGCGCCGAACACGTCGGGGTTGAGCGAGCTGTCTATCTGGCCCCGCTCGGCAAGCCACGCGGCCAGCTCCTCCTCGGGGTCGGCCACGCCGCGCTCTTTCATGACTGTCACCACTCGCTTGACCATCAGTTCGATCTCGCGGGCCTGGATCTCCAACTGCTCGAGCTCGTTCTGCGGAACCCTTGGCGTGATGGTCACCTCGACGGGCGCCGCGTCCTCCTTGTAGTCGAAGCCCTGGTAGACAGCCGCGGTCCTGAGCACCTGGTCGTAGACGTCCTGGAGCCCGGGCTTCCAGTACATAGCCTTGCGGTTGCACTTCGAGACGATGGCCGTGAACATCAGCTTCAGGGCCACGCCTGAGAGGTTGCCCACAGAATCCACCTTGTCACGCGTGACGTTGGGGACACCCGAGAACTGGTGCAGCATGTTGATCAATCTGTCGACGTAGCTAGCGAGCATCGGCAGGGACGACAGCGAGCTCTCGAGCTTTCGCGCGTCGGGCTGGTGCTCGGCGTCTCCGCCCTTCAGTTCCCACACCGCCCCGGGCGAAACCTCGAAATCATCGATGTTCGACTCGGTAGCGTTCATCAGGAGCGTGATCGGGAAGAGCTCGAAGGCCAGGGCGTCTGTCGCATCTGACATCTTGCGGCAGAGCTCGTTAATGGGAAGGTACAGTGGCTCGAGGTCGCTCTTGCCCCAGATCTCACCCAGGTTCGGTTCGTTGGGGATTATGACCACGGGGATGAAGTCGATCGGCCTGCTGCCGCTAAAGAGCGGGATGTCGTACAGGACCTCTTTCGGCTTAGGGTCCTTGGCAGCCAGGCTCCTGAAGTCGTAGAGCGCCTCGGTCACCCAGCACACCATCTGGCCGTTGCTCTCTCGAAGCTCGAACGTCTGCCGCCATATCGTCTTATCGTCGTCCTGGAAAGCGCAGAAGTGGACCTTCTCCATGATGTCCACATCATCGGGGTTCATGACCGGGAAGCACTCTCTGGAAGGTCTGAAGATCGTTCGCACCTGCCCCAGGTCCTCGTTCCAGAGCGTCTTCACCGCCACCCCATGTGTGAGGCTGCATTCCCCTCCCGCCTGCAGGAGCTTCTGGTCGAGCTTGTTTTTCCGGCGGACGGACTCGATGACCTTGTACGCTTTCTCGTCCTCGTGCTTCAAGCCCACAGGGTTCTCGAACATCCACGAGGCGATCTCGTCGATGAAGAACTTCGGATATCGGAACTCCAGTCGCGAAGGAGTGTAGTCCATCGGCTGAACGGCAGAAGCTCCAGGATAGTCATTGACCTCCTTGTGCATCTTGGGAAGCGGTGCCCTCCCCGCCCGCTCGATGACCTCTGCCTCGAGATAGCGCCAGAAGTTGCCGTCGTAGTAATCCTGCGCTTTCTGCGCCTCGAGCACGCGAGCCTTCGCCGCCTCATTCAGAATCTTCAGATGGGGCGGATACGCCGCTGCCGGCAGGTTCATCAGGTCCTTCATCTGGTCCTCTTCTTCGAAGTTCCACCACTGGAAGGTCGGTAGAGCATGAGTTCGGTGATCGCCCACACGAGGGCGTCCATCCTGTCGGGCGAGAAGTCAGCCTCGCCGGGTACGTAGGTGCACATCTGGTCCTCGAGCTTCGCGAGGCTGCCGATGTGGTGCACCTTGTGCTGCTCATAAAGAGCCGATACGGGCTCGGCTCTCGCGATTTTGCCCTTAGAGGCCCTCACGGCCTTGTAGGCGACGTGCGGATCGACGGTCCTGATGGTCTTCTCCACCAGATCCCCGCCCTGGTTGACCTCGCCCACGATCCTGTCGGCGCTGTTCCCGTGATAGGCGCCGACCGCCCTCTTGGCCCACGAGTCGGGGCTAAGCCTGTCGGAGAGGTCGTCGAACACGTAGGCGTGGCCGTTGCTGCACCTCGCGGCGATCACGATGCCTGTCTCGTTTGACTCCTCGCTCGAGGTAACAGCCGGGTCTACGGCCACCACCAGGCGCACGATGTCAACGCCGTGCGGCACCGCCTCCACCCTGCACTCGTCGAGGAGCGTTAGGTTCCACAGTGCCCCGGGAACGTCCTCGAGCAGCTGGCCCAGGAGCTCCTGGCGTCCGAGCCTCGTGCCCTCGTAGAGCAGGATGTTCTCGCGGAAGTTGTCCGACAGGTTCTCCATGTTTTCGTAGGATGTCCCCGTGGTGACGACCACGCCTGCCATCGTCAGCAGGTCCTTGAGAACCTTCACCGGCCTGGGGGTCGTCGTGATCAGGGCCCGTGCCTCGCCGAGCCTGAGCCCGAACATCGCGTTGGACCATGCGTCAGCCAGGTACCTCCAGCTGGCCAGCTCGTCGGCCCAGATGAAGTGATGGCTGGGACCCCTGAGCTGATCGGGTTCGTCCCCCGAGTAGGTCGTGGCCTGCACGCCATTCGGCCAGGTCAGCCTTCTCTTCGACGGTTCGTAGTGCGGGTAGAACCAGGGAGGGGAAACCTCCAGAATCCCGGCCTCGCCCTCCACCATCGTGTCGCGGACCTCGCCGGCGCTCCTCGCGATCAGCCCCATTCTCGGGGCGGTTCCTTTGAACGCCAGATCCCGCACGTACTCGGCAGCGGTGCGGGTCTTGCCCCACCCGCGGCCTGTCATGATCAGCCACTTGCGCCAGTCACCCTCGGGAGAAAGCTGGTTGTCGCGGGCCCAGAACTCCCAGTCGTACTGGAGAGCCTCAGCCTCCCTCGGGCTCAGGCTGCTCAGCACTTCCAACCGCTCTTCGTCGCTTAGCGATATCAGAGAGTTGCGTAGAGAGCTTTTCGACAGGGCTGATGGGGATCGGTCCACCGTCCGGTCCGCTGATTTCGCGCTTGTCGCCATATACTTCTCGCCTCAGGCCTTTCAGCAGGAAGATCAGCAGGGTGTCGGATGGTTCGATGAAGGCCGTGGCCCTCTCGATCGCCGCCTGTTCTAGTCTGTCAGCCACCTGCTCTTTTGCACTGGCGACGTGCTCGGCAAAGGTCTCGTCGTCTCTGACCCAGTTGTACCAGGTCTTGCGATCGACACCCGCGGCTATGCAGGCCCCCGTAACCGTCCCGAAGGTCACATACCCGTCGAGCGCCCTCGCCTTTTTTTGTTCTGTGGAGAGTGGGGAGCGTGAATTCGGCGGTTTGCTAGCCGATGAAGCCGCTTTCTTTGCCGGTTTTCGGCCTGGCTTCCTCGGCTTTGAGGTACTTCCTTTGCCCGCCGATTCCTTCTTCGTCGCCATCTAATGCCACCTTCGCGGTTATCTCGAGCACTCGGCCTGTGCAGACCCCGAGCTTCATCACTGCCAGCGCCTCACTCTGTGGGATCTCAAGCTTCACCAGGAAACCGTCTCCCCCACCGTGAGTTTGGATCGCCGACTGGATGTTAGGCAGAGAGGCCTTGAACTTGATGTTCTCGTACCGCTTTCTCGGCAAGCTTGAACCTCTCTGTCAGCCCGAACTTCCTCGCGAACGACCAGCGCCCGATGTTGTGGACTTCGGAGTGATGTCGCCAACAGAGGTAGATGACGTTCGCCAATACCTCTGCGGCCTTCCCCCATGCACCTCGGGTGATAATGTGATGCCGGTGCGCGTTGGGAGCTCCGCAGATCTCACACTGGATATGGCCTCCAAAAGAAAAAGCCGCCCTCTCGAGCGGCGCTGTTTACGCGGGCGGGGTTGCAGGCCCCGCCAACTTTCTCAATCCCGCTGCATCGGGAGAACACGGCCCCCGAAGGTGACCGTGGGGGTAATCGGCCCTGCCGACTGGGGGCGGCAGGACTTGAGGTCGGTCCATCTGAGATGGAGCGGTGCGGATGGAGTCCGCGCTTTGCCAGGTGCGGCAAAAGAAAAACCCGCTTCCGCAGGTTTACATACTTCTAAATATACCAAAATTCTATAAGCGTCCGACCGTTTTTGTCAACACTCCCTCAACTTCTCCTCCGCCCAGACCGCACTGTCACGCAGATCCTGGGCCATTCTCTCGGCCACGGCATAGGCGTCGGCGTTCTGGATGAGGTCCCCGTGTTGGGGCTTGTTCCTCTTGGAGAAGCTGAGGAATGCCTGATGAGTCCCCATGCCGTAAGCCGCCTCTAGTGCGCGGGTCAATACCCGCAGCCAATACCTCAAGTCTGACATTTCCCCTCCCTGATTGTGCGCCTGAACAGCAGCAGCGCGTCTATCTCGTATGCCTCCAGAATCCCTGTCGCGCGTCCTGGCGCGTCGAGTATCGAGTTGGCCCCCAGTTCGACCTCGCGGAAGATACAGCGCACGTCGGGCTCTCCATGCTTCTCCATCATCCTTGTGCGGAGGCGGGCGACCCCTCTGCGGTAGTCCTCGCGAAAGGCTATCTGCCCGTAGTCGTTCACGCAGCCACCT